GGCAGAGTTGCTTTGCAATAACGGCACAGGTGTTAACCGAGTGTACAGCCTAACCGACGAAGGCTGGAGGCTAGCTGGCCTTGAGCGGCGTCGTCGAGCAGAGGTGGATCGGTGAGCGAGGTGGTCCATCATCGTCGGTGTGCGCATTGCAGGGCTCCTATCAACAAGAACGACTCCTACTTTCAGGACATCCCTGGACTAGGTGATCTATGTAAACCCTGCCACGTCAAGTGGCGCAACCCCGAGGAAGAAGGGAAAAAGTATGCCGACACCACCGACTAAGGATTTAACCACGCAAGAGGCAGCTGACCTTGCCGCGCAAGAGATACGCACAGAGGACGAGGTGCCATCAGATCTCAAGCCTGGTGAGAGCAGAGGATACGGTGGCAGCGGCTCGCGCACTGAAAGCGCCATGACTCTTTACCGAAGGCGTAATCGTGGTGGCAGATATGGCGGGTGCATCTAGGTTTGCCGACCCGTACTCCTAAACACGCCCGACTCATCTTCGAGGCCGAGTATCGGCGAATGAATGCGGAAGACAGGGAAGACGAGGACGGCGGTGAAGTAGCGCGGATAGAGCGAGCCCGTGCTATTTATCCTTGGTCCGATGCACGAGCTAGGCAAGACGCTAAACCTTTGACGGTCCGACAGGCAGCCGACATCTCCGCAGAGGAGATGCGTGAGGACGACGACCAAGATGTAGACTGAGCACCATGCGCTCATGGACTCTTCATAATCTCGTTGGCCATCCCGTCATGGAGATTTTTACCCTGCTCGGTTTCACAAAGGCTGGCGAGTGGGTTCACGATTCAACAATGCCTTTACAGGAAGACGAACTACCAATGCCTAAGTACGAAATCAACGAAGCACTCCAGAAGCGGCTGGAGAACACCTTCACCTATCACCTACCGCAGGAAGATCAGCCCGAGCGCTACACGGCTCTCCGAGACAAGGCAAAGGAACTGGCGATCCTCATTTGCGAAACGACTCCTCCTTCGAGGGAGCAGAGCCTTGCTCTCACCAAGCTAGAGGAAGTCTCCATGCACGCGAACGCCGCTATCGCACGCAACGAGAAGGCCGAGTGACATGGGCAACGAGCTTGAGGAAGCGGGCCTATCGAAGGCATCTGGCCATATCATGTACGCCAGCGCAAGAGGCTACCGTGTTCTCCGTGATGGTCGTGTCAAGTCCTTCACTGGCCGCATCCTCAAGCTCCGCGCTCGTTTCAAAGGGAAGGGGCGACGCGCCCTGGACGACCCCTACTTGGAGTTCTGCGCTGCCAATGAAGAGGGCCAAGCGCGTGGTGTGCTCGTCCATCGACTACAGGCGTACCAGAAGTTCGGCCTCGAAATGTTCGTGAGTGGACTTGTGGTACGACACAAAAACAACATCACTACCGACAACGCATGGAGCAACATCATCCTTGGAACGTACTCCGAGAACATCATGGACAAGCCTGCAGAGGTGAGAAGGGCACAAGCCCAAGCAGCTGCGATAGCCAAGCGTAGGCTTACCATGGAAGACGCAAGGGACATCCGACTCGCCAAAGCGCAAGGCGCGAAGGCAACGGAACTCTGCTGTGAATACCAGATAGGTCTCTCTTCAATCTATGCCATCGTCAACAACCAAAGCTATCGAGAGGACTAGATGACAGCCAAGCCCTACAAGATCTGCACCTTCTCTTTATACGAAGAGGACATAGCTTACATGAATCAGGTAGTGAAGGGCCTCAAGCGCGATGGTTACACCAAAGCCAACAAGTCATGGTTGCTTCGGCAAGCCCTCCATGCCTTTGACACAACCACGCTGCCACCACCCGAGAACTACTAATGGCAATTTACGAGTACCGCGCTAAGTGCGTCCGCGTTGTCGATGGGGGCACCGTCGACCTCGACGTGGACCTTGGCTTCAACATGCGCGTGGTCCAGCGCTTCCGGCTGCAAGGCTTCGCCCCCTTCGAGGGGAAGGCTGAAGGCGTGCTGCGCCAGCTTCTCTTCATTGCCTCTGTACCTGTGCCACTTCTCATTCACACCTCTGCTTCGGATGAGCAGATGGTTGGCTGTGATTGGTACGCGAAGGTTATGCTGCTTGAAGACACGCTTCCGCTGGTGCCAGGAGGTTCGACGTACAAGCAGTGGATCGACATCACGAACATCCTCATTTACAAAGAGTTGGGCGAGGCTGCGTGAGTGGCCGCATCAGGATACGCAACGGGAACCCGCCTCGCGGTGGGCAGCGACTGCGCGGTACCGACCTCTACGTCTACCTCGTAGACAGCAACGACCAAGAGCACCTTCTACCTGTCGCTAGCATCAAGCTGGAGTGCAATGGTCGGAAGGACTATGTACTGGCTGAGGTTAAGCTCATCGTCTCCGACATCGATCTAGATTTGGCTGCCACCCTCATCCGCGAAGACGTGGACCTAGATTAAGCCTATGTCGGCCGCCATGCTCGCAAATGATGTTGACCTACGGATTCTTGCCGAAGAAGGGAAGAAGGCCCGCATCAAACTTGCGCGCAATGGACACCTCAAGTCCTTCTGCGAGCTGGTCATGATCGACGAGGAGACTGGCAAAGGCATCGACATGGCTCCGGTGCATATGGCCTGGCACACCCTCGCCGACGAGTACAACCGACTCCTCATCTGGGCGCATGTCGAATCAGGCAAGACGCAACAGATGGCGGTGGCTCGCACCCTCTGGGACTTGGGCCACAACCACAATCTGCGGACAGCCATCGTATCCAACACGAAAGGGCAGTCGGTCAAGATCGCTCGCGCCATCAAGTCCTACATCGAAAGCAGCGACAACCTGCACGCCGTCTTCCCAGACTTGCTCCCTGGCAAGCCCTGGGGTGAGCAACAGTTCTCCGTGCGAAGGAAGACGCACGCAAAGGACCCTTCAGTCCAATGCGCAGGTGTTCACGGCAACATCCTTGGCTCTCGTATTGACCGCCTCGTCCTCGATGACATCCTCGACTATGAGAACACGAGGACCGCCCACGCTAGGAACGATCTAAAGCACTGGTACAAGTCAACGCTTGGTGGGCGCCTCACAGCGTCCAGTTCCATTCGCTCGATTGGAACAGCGTGGCACCCAGAGGACTTGCTCCACGAGTTTGCCAAGTCGAGGTTGTGGAAGGCTTACGTCTACCCTGTTGTGGACGCCAATGGAAATCCTCGTTGGCCTGAGCGATGGACGCCACAGCGCATATCCGACAAGCTTGAGGAGCTTGGCCCCGTAGAGTTCTCCCGCCAGATGCTCTGCCAAGCCCGTGACGACGCATCGGCTACCTTCAAGCGCGAATGGATCGAGCGTTGCCTGGTACTCGGTGAAGGTCGAACGATGGCGACGGCCCTTTCCGTTCTGCCAAGAGGCTACTCAACCTACACAGGCGTTGACCTTGCAGTCCAGAAGCATGACGCTGCCGACTACACGGTTTTCTTCACCATCGCCGTCGACCCCTTCGGCAATAGGCATGTCCTTGAGATCGACTCTGGCAGATGGAGTGGACCGGAGATCGTGCTCAAGATTCAGTCTTGCCATCGCCGCTTCCAGTCCATCGTCATTGTGGAGAACAATGCGGCGCAGGACTTCATCCTTCAATTCTCCAGAGGTGCCTCGGCTGTCCCAGTGCGAGCCTTCACAACAGGTCGCAACAAGGCACACCCAGCACACGGTGTGCAATCCATCTCCACCGAGATGTACAACGGCAAGTGGTTCATTCCGAACATGGACGGCGCGATGAGCCCTGAAGTCTCGGCGTGGATTGACGAGATGCTTTACTACGATCCAGCAGGCCACACTGGAGACCGACTGATGGCTAGCTGGTTTGCACGGGAGGGAACACGAATGGGGCAGAAGAAAGTCAAAAACAAATTCAACGTGGACCTTCTTCGACGATGAGGAAGTGGCTCAGGAAGTGGCGCTGCAGGGCGTATTGGAGTGGGCACGACTGGGCTACCGTTGATCGGCCTGCATTTCCACGTTCAGGCTTGTACTGCCAGCGATGCCATGCTGTTCGTCTCCTTGACAGGTATGACTCTGGCACCATTTGGGCTAGCGATAAACTAGCCGCAAAGGCGTACAGGCGAGCTATTCCCAAAGCAACGGTGATAACGCCTAGCGGTTCGCACAAGGACATAGACATGGATACCAAAAGACTGATGGTGGCTTTGTTCGTTGGCGCCGTGCTCGGGGGGATGGGTTACGTGCTCGGCCAGTTCGCGCCGTTCACAGGCTTAGCCCAATTTGCCGAACCGTTCAGCCCTTTGCGCAACCAGACCGCGTTTGCCTACGCATCCATCGCAGGCGTAATTGGCCTGCTCATCGGCTTTTCAGCCAAGAAAGAATAGAGACATGGGAATGAAACCGAGACAGCCAATTGTGGCCGACTGCATTTGCTTCGAGCCGGCCTACGAGAACGAGGCGAGCTGCCCCTTTCACGGAATTCGTGAAGTACCAGAAGAGGCAGAGTCCAAAACGGAACTCTACGAACGTGGCTTTGCTGATGGCGTGGCGTCCGCTGTTGGTGAGGGTGAAGTAGTCCTCTCAGCCGATGAGGTCGAAGCACTAGCTGAATGGGCCACCACAGGCTTAGGTATCGGCACGTTCTATGGTGCGCTCAAAGTAGCCCAAGACGTAGCTTTGGCTGCGAACGGCGAGGTGCCTGCGACTAACCCTCTGGCGTTCTCCGTGCTGAAGTTCGCCGAGGTGATGTTGGGCAAGCTCAACCTCAACGCTCACAAGGGCGGCTGGGAAGGCGACTCCATAGGCTCCTTGATGAAGCGCCTCGACGAGGAGTTGATTGAGGCTAGGTCGGCATTGACAACCTTCACGGCCAGCATCGCTATGCACGAGGATGATCTAGCCACGCTTAGCTTTGAGTGCTCCAACGCGGTGGACGAGCTTGCCGACGTTGCCAACTTCTGCATGATGGTGGCTGACCGCGCCCAAGCTCTCTACAAAGCTGCCTCTTGCTTCGAGGAGTAGGCAGTGGGAGCTAAGGCAAACCGAAGGCGTAGGCGGAAGAAACGGCAGCGCTGGCGAAAAGCGGAACGCATGCGCAAGCACGCCGCCGATCAATCAGCGCTGGAGATGCGCTTCGACGACGCCTACGACATAACCTACAAAGAGGAGACCATCGGCTCCTTGATGCGCAAACCAAGGGAAACCGACGCGGAGCTTAGGGGCCGACTGACCCTGACCCCCCAAGGGGTAGAGGTAGACAGGCAGACATGATGGGCCACTACTACATTCTGATTAAGGACACAGCGGTCTTTGTCAAAGAGGGCTCCTTCTTCGAGGAGCAGCGGGCTACCTCGAAGCCACACGACAACACCTGGCACCTCACTTGGGAGCGCATTGATGCTCCAGACCTTGATGAAGCTCGCCGCATTGCTATCGCTATTCGACGCTGGCGATACCCAAAGGCACACAGGACTATTGGCGAAGACTCAGTGTGCCAGCCGCGACATCCGCAAACGATCTGGGAGAAGGCTGAAGCATCCGCGTCGGAGATGAGGAGCGAATGGTTAAACGAATCTCTATGAACGCCTGGGTTCGGCGAGAGATGGCCGACCTATCTGCCGAAGAGTTGCGCTTGGAGGACGAGCCAAACGTCAAGGCTATGGTGGGCGCCATCGTGGCGAACATCAGCCAAGGCACGAACCAAGTCTTGACCGTCCTTGAGAGCCTGAACCTAGAAGGCACTACGACCGAGGAACTATCTACGGCGGTAGAGGTGGCCCGCAGGAAGCTAACTGGCAAAGCCCGTGGGTGAGTCTATGGACGAATGGTTGCGTCGCAAGGAAGCGGACATGGCAGCCAAGGAGCTTCGCACCGAGGACGACGAGGAAGATCCAGCTATTGTGAACCTCCGCAAGTTTAGCAAGGCAATGCAGGACTCCTCGATCAAGCTGGCCGATGCGCTAACAGTTATGCGGAGCTTCAGGACATGAGCCATATCGTCCTAAAGACTTTCACCTGCGTGGACATGCGGGCCTTGGTTGAGTTCGCCGCCGACATCAGCGCCCTAGTGTTGTCCATCGAAGAGGACGAGATTTTCGCCAACCATCTCGTCACGGCAGTCGGCATGAATGGTGCGCTGGTAGTGAGCTTGCTGCCCTACGGTGGCTCACAAGGTAGAGACTGGGACAGGTCGTGGCAAGGCATAGCAGACAGGCTCAAGGCGATAGCGATTAAGCATAGGGCTGAGTGGAGCCAGTTGACTTGGGGCGTAGATCATGAGGGCTCTCCTTTGCTGGAAACCAACAGGCACAAAATGCGCGCTGGCGGCGTCTGCAGGGAGACAAAGGCGCGGCGAGTTAGCAAGACTTGAGACATGGAAATTAGGGAATACGCTGACGCCTTAGCGGATATTGAGGATGCTGTAATACAGCAAGGGGTGACAGCTGATACCAAATACTTTTTGATGAATGCGTATGCTGCAATGGAGCTATTGCGGGAGGTCGCCAATGACCTGTTGCTGCGGGTTGACGACTTGGATTTCACGGAACACGTTATCCCATACGTTATTGGGAGCTTGCCACCGCCGACCAAATATAATCTCTTGGTGTGGAATGAAGAGTTTGGTCGCTACCAAGCTAGCTACGACGGAGGGTGATCATGGCAGGATGGACTACACTCAAAGGCGTAACGGTTCTGCGCAAGACGGCCAAGTCACTTCAAGTGCGGTTGCCAAATGGCCAAGAGCCTTACGTGCCTCTCACCCAGATGAGCCAACCCTACTCTGGCGCGATGGGCAACGTCATTGACATCTCGGTCAAGACTTGGCTAGTGGACAAATGGAAAGCTTCCAGCGAGCCGCAACCTACCTTCGAGTTCGACCCAGGTGACTTTGAATTATCCGCTAGGTCTCCAAAGGACAACAGTTTGGTAGAGGCAGACTTCATCTTCGACTACTCCAAGAAGCAATTGCTGGCGGCCTGCATGGCCTATCGCTCCGTGCTTCACCAACTCGCTAAAGGCTGCACCGTCTTCAAGCCTGAGATCGGTATGGAGCATCGTGTTGGCTCTGGCGTCGTGAAAGAGGACGGCTTACTGCCAGACGACTTTGGTACCTACCCCATGGTAGTCACGACGTGGACGAATCCGCTGGAAGTCCGCAATCTCGGTAAGCAGGCAGCTGCCGTGCTCATCGCTGAGAATATCGGCCAAGCTATGTTAGAAAAGATGTCGGACATTGAGAGGCTACTTGCGGAGAAGCGTGCTGATGTCGCCGCCGAGTTGCTAAGGTCGCTGGATGAGGACGAAGACTAATTGGAATATCTGGCGAGCCTACTTGCGGAGCACAGCCAAAACTGTCGGTGTCGCGGTAGCCGAGTGCGGAACATCAGCACGACCTGCTTTCAAGAACCTACCCACAACACAGGCAGTGGAGTTTGAGCTTAGAGCTACGGTGCGGAACTGCACCAAAGAGGAAGCGGAAGCTGTTATGCGAACGCTAAATCCAAGCGTGCTAGGACTGCCTAGCTAGGAAAGAATATGGGAATGAAACCACGAACAACACCTGAGCCAATCCCTGTTGCTGCCATAGGTGAGACTCCGAGAGGTTGGCAAGCTCTGCATTTCTATCTCCATGAGCTTGAGGAAGTGTGGGAGGGCCTGTGCGATCCTGACCGCGATAGCTTCATCAAGGCACTGGCGCTATTCCTTGGCGGCGCTTGTTCTCATGCTGAGGCCAAGCAACTTGCTTTGGTCAACATGCAGCACCTTGTCCGAACTGGCTTTGTCGAGTACGACCGACAACGGAACGACATCTGCCAAGCGGTAGTCACAGCGCACACTTTTGGCCGTGGCGACCAGACCGTCAACTAGGCATGTTCACACCAGAAGAAAGGTCAGAGGTGCGCGCATTGGTGCGCCGCTGCTTTACAGGTAAAGGCTCAGACGATGACACGCGCCGGGCTGCACAGCTGATGGCGAAGGAGCCTGAAGAGTATCGGACGCTATCCCAGACTGTTCGCTCTGAGGTTCGTGACGAGATGAGGTTCTGGTGAGCCCAGACAAGCACGCCTTGGAAGCTTTGCGCTACCTTGCCAAGCGCCGATGCAAAAAGTCAAACTGCGGTACCGTTTGCTTGTGTCCGTCGTGCCATGCCAGGAAAGCCCTAGAAAGTCTTGACCCGGATTGGACACCATGAGCACCAAGCACCTCGATGAGTGCCTTCTCGCCCAAATCGACAATAAAATTGACGAAGGCGGTGGCTGGGCGGCAATCAAGGACTGCCCAGGGGGGTCTCACTACATTTGGAGTCTTATCGAGCAAGGGCTCTTTGAGGAAGATGGCGGCTACATCAGAAGGGTACAATGAGCACCAAGCACCTGAAGCTGCGGCTCTCCTCTGAGCACTACACCGACCCGCGCATGGTCGAGGACGCACGCTTCATCCTCGACGGCATCGACCTTGACCCTGCGTCGTGTGCTTTTGCCAACGAATGGATTCGTGCCGACACCATATACACGAAGGAGGACGACGGGCTAGCACCAGGGAGACCTTGGTGTGGCAACACCTTCCTCAACCCCCCAGGCTCCTGCGGACTGGAGATCTGCAAGGCTAAGAAGAATTGCTCCTGCGGCTTGCCGGCGCTCTTTTGGCGAAAGGCTGTGACTGAGTGGGCGTACCGAAGCGTGCCGTCCCTCTTCTGGGTTGGGTTCGCAATGAACCAACTCAACCATCTCCAAGATAGTAAGCACCTGCCAAAAGGCTTCCCCCACCCGCTACAGTTTCCTCACTGCATTGGCAAGAAGAGGATGCGCTTCCTCGACGCCTACGGGGACAAAGGCGCCGCACCCATCCAAGGGAACTACTACTGCCTACTACCGTCATCGGATGCGCAGGTCGACACCTTCGCACGAGTCATGCGCAGATGGGGCCACGTGACGATTCCTGAAGCGCTCACACGCGAGCGCTGCATTTTCGCAGCTGCATAGCGAGCTAGCTCCCACAAGCTTAGAGCGCATTCTGAGCGCTTCTAGAGGGGGTCCAACAATCAACTACTTAGGAGGACAGGATGAGCGGCAAGATTGTATTGTTTGAAGGGATGGACGGATCAGGTAAGTCGACTCTGCTCAATGAGGTCCAAAAGGCTTTGACTCGGAAGAAAATGACTTCCCGCCAATTCGCTTTCCCGAGCAAGGAAGGCTTAATCGGAAAGCTCATTCGAGAGAAGCTTTTTACCAGGCACGCTGAATTGGAAGATCAGCGCGCCATGCTGTACCTCATGCTGGCCGACGCACTTGACCAGGACGTGAAGGTGAACAGCTGGCGCTGGGACTTCGACTGGGTATTGCTAGATCGACATGGGATGGTCTCCGCGTGGGCGTATCAAGCCGACGATGGGCACACCGTTGCGACATTGGCTGCAGCTACCGACCCCAGTATCTACGCCGCTGCACCAGACCTGATCTTCATCCTCGACGTGCCTGCAGAGGTTGCAATAGAAAGACGCCGCCAGAGAGATCTTGAGCCCAACACCCTGTTTGAAAAGGACCTCGCTCACGCTGAGAAGCTGCGGTCGAGATATGCTGCCTACGCAGGTATGTACGTTGATAGTGGACCAATCATCCTGCTTGATGGCACACTGCCGACAGCGGAGCTAGTGGCGCAAGTCCTACAAATACTAGACGAGCTAGGCTAACTGCTGGTAAAGAGGTGTTGGAATGCAGATGGATGGAATCAAGGTCTTCACCGCGACGAAGGCATCCGAGCGGAACGCGCTAGGCGAGGTCGCAACGCGGTGGCTCAAAGAACAGAATGAAAAGCCCGGCTTCGAGGTAATCGACAAGATCGTTACTCAGTCTTCGGACAGCGAGTTCCACTGCATAGCCATCACCCTGTTCTACCAGTGGAACGATGTTGGCCTGCGGCGAGGCGCTCGGTGAGCTTCGCGCTAGAGATCTGTGGCTGCGTGGGCGGCCAGCCGCTCTATCGGATGCAAATCAAGATCGATGCTTGGCACAGATTGGTGGCACTTACCCGAGAGGGTGTAGAAGGCTTGCCGGATTGGCTAGACTTAGGTACCAGTGCCTACGTTGGGCAAAAGGCTATTGCCACTACCGACCCATCGTACTTTGATCCAACCCTGAAGGAAGAGAGACCAACCTATGTCGACGAGAACGCTAGCCGAAATAAAGCGGGATTTTCAGAGCTATAAGGCTCTTGCCAAAAAGCAGCAAGGCGTCACCCTTTACGCTGAGAAGTACGTGGAGGACGTTGGCGCGCTCCTCGACATGATTCCACAAGCCAAAGACGACGTTGCGCCCACCAGGCGCTCCAGCGAAAAAGCGAAAGCCCCGAAGGCAGAATAGCCAACAGGGCTTCCTCAACACCAACAGGAGAGATCTACCCTAGCGTAGCCTCTCCCTCGCTATGGACGCAACGAAATGACTACCTACCAACCGCACGCCGGAACTAACTTAGCTATGGGCGCAGGCAGTCGCCTCATTCGAGAGGGCGAGCGCCTTGGTAGGCTTGGACTTTCTCCCCGCCAGCAGGAGATGAACCATCTCTGGTCCTACTACATGTGCCAGCAATACGCTGAACGTAGGATCGACTGGGATGGCAGCGACCATCTTGAGCCACTTGAGAAGGTAGCCATCTCTTCTGGCCGGCAGATGCCGCCCGGCTTCTTTGACGCCAATGGGCAATCGGCTCCCATCAAGTTTCGCCGGCCCAGCGCGCCATACCATCTCACGAAGGTCATCGTCGACCGCTTCACGTCGCTCCTCTTCTCCGAGAAGCGACACCCCAAACTCACCATCGAAGCGGACCCTATCTCTGAGGACTTCGTTGACACCATTGCTGAGGAAGGGCGCCTCTGGCCGACCATGATGCAAGCCCGCACGTTCGGCGGCGCAACAGGCTCGGTAGCTGTTGGATTTCAGTTTCTCAATGGGCGTCCCTACTTCGAGGTGCATGACCCGCGCTGGGTGTTCCCGTACTTTGCCGACCGCAGCACGCTGGAGCTGAGCGCTCTGGAGAAGCGCTATGTCTTCTACCATGAGGTCTATGACAAGGAGGACGAGCGCTACGTGTCCGTTCCCTTCTGGTACCGCCGAGTCATCGACGATGAGATCGATACCATTTTCAAGCCTGCCATCGTCGGCGACGGCGAGGAGCCCGAGTGGGTAGTTGAGCGAACGGTTAAGCACAACTTTGGGTTTGTACCTGTGGTGTGGATCCAGAACCTGCCAGTCGTTGGTGACATTGACGGTCTGCCTGATGCACACGGCACCCTCGACATGATGGAGGCAATGGATACGCTCAATGCGCAAGCCCAGCGCGGCGTGATTGCAAACTGCGACCCCACGCTAGTCATCTCTTCGGAGGCCGAGATGTCGTCCGTGAAGACAGGCAGTGGCGCAGCAATCCATATTCCTTCTGGAACTGTGACCTACTTGGAGCTAGGCGGCAGCGGGCCGAAGTCTGCTCGCGAGTTGTCGCAAGAGTATCGGACCATGGTACTGGAGGTTGCGCAGTGCTTCCTCGAAGGCGACCAGACTAGCGGGGCTATGACTGCTACTGAGGTGAACCGCCGCTACTCGTCTATGCTAGCCAAAGCCGACATCCTTCGAGAGCAGTATGGCGAGCGAGGGGTCAAGCCTCTGCTACGCAAGGTCATGGCCGCATCCAAGATCATGCAGAAGGGTGGGATAGACGCTGCCGGCAACATCCAGCGCTTCATCCTCGACTTGCCACCCAAGGTGATTAAGCCTGCAACTGAAACCTCACGGGCGCAATTGCGGGAGCGCAAGCTAGGTGCTGGCCCCTACCGCGTTAGCCTTGACTGGCCTCATTACTTTGAGCCGAGCATGGCTGATGTCCAAGCAGCGGTTGGCGCAGCGGCAGCTGCCAAGACCTCCACGCTTGTGGATGACGAACACGCCACAAAGTTCGTTGCCGAATACTTCCACGTAGAAGACATTGGCGCCATGCTAGCCAAACTGAAGGAAGTGCAAGAGGCGCTGGACTCCCAGATGATGGGCGGCATAGGCGGCGATGAAGGGGGAGGGTTCTAGGTGCCATCAATGCCGTCAAAGGTGCGGGTCGAAGTTCCACTCACCATCGAGGTTGTCGTCAAGAGACCTACGGACTCTCGATGGCGCTGGTTCTTTGCTTACCACCTCATCAAGATGGCATCGTGGTTCTACCCCTTCCACTTCCAGCTCTACCGAACAGAGGAGCTGCAAGACCGTGTCAAGCTTCCTCCTAACTAGCATCCACAGGGTGTGAGTATCCTGATGATAATCGCAATCGATTTCGACAACACGGTGGTGGAGCAGGACGGTAACTACGCCGACCTTGAGACGCCGCTCAGGCTAAAGCCAGGAGCTATGGCAGCGCTCACTTCCCTCAAAGCTGCTGGGCATATCCTTCTGCTGTTTTCAGCCCGAGCTAACCGCGCCCTGGTTGGGGAGACACCAGACATCGATCCTCTCCATAGAGCAGGAGTCGTGAACCGCGCGCAAAGACCCGCGAGCCTGTGCTTGAACACGGCCCGCTTCAACCAGATGGTGTGCTTCGTGGAGGAAAAGCTCCCCGGCATCTTCGACGCCATTGACGACGGCCTTCAGGGCAAGCCAAATGCGGACTTGTTCATTGACGACAAAGCCATTACCTTCGGTCCACTTGGAATGAACTGGCAGGGTATTGCCGCAAGATATGGGGAGACAGCATGAGCCGAATCATTAAACCAGGTGAAGCCAACAAGCCGAAGCGCACCATTCACAAGACCAAGCTGTTCCGAGGGCAGAAGACAGCACAAGAGATCCATCGTGAGTTTGGCATGCGTGGTCGCTGCTCACTTTGTGGTGGCCCACCTTCGATAATGGTGCGGATGCTTGCTCTCATCGAGGACGTGAAGAAACAGTCCATGCCTTACTGGGTCGCCGTCTGCCAATCTGCTGCCGACAATGGGCATGTAGACAAGGACGGGAACATCAAGGTGCCGTTCATCAAGACCACCTACGGCAAGATGATTCGCATATCGCAAGCAATTGCCTGCTCGCATCATCAGAAGGACCTAGAAGTTACTGCAGCCAGAGCACCAAGCTGGGTCCTTGTCGAGATTGACAGAGGCCCAGGTGCAGACAACCCAGTGGTAGCTGTAAACTAGGCCCCGTGCCATCCTCGCTAAAAGTCGGGAAGAAAGGGGCGACCTACTACATCTCCGACAAGGGGAAGAAGGTCTATGCCGACAAGGTTCCAACCAAAGAAGAGGGCAAAGGTGACGGTAGTGGTACGCATCCATCACACGCTAAGAAGGTCGCAAGCTACAAAGCCAAAGGGCAGTCAACTGGTGAGTCGGTAGACTTCGACGGCACCAAGCACGAGGTCTTCGTTGGTGGCAAAGGCAACCACTTCTATGTAAGCCCGAAGACGGGCAACAAAGTAATCCTCACGAAGGACAAAGCTAAGAGCATGGGCCTTAGCGACAAAGCCAAGAAGCCTACGCCCAAAGAGAAAAGCAAGATCGACAAGTACGACGAATCGGTAAAAGCAGGTCATCAATCAAAGGCCGACTACGAGGCAGAGAAGAAATCTAAGCAGCAGGTAAAGCAGTACGAGCCTTCATCTACAGGGCACCCGAAGGAAAAGAAGTACGCTGGGCTGGAGACTGGCGACAAGAGTGACAGTGGCCAAACAGTCTTCAAAGGCAAAGGTGGTAACTACTTCACTGTCCACCCAGACACAGGCACCAAGCAGATCATCACCAAGAAGTCTGCGAAGGACCAAGGCTTCAGCGGCGTAGGCAAGTCGAAGAAAGGTGCCTTAGATACTGCCTCGAAGGCCAAGGCTGCAGTCAAGAACTTCAAGCCACTGCCGTTTGGTGGCAACTCGCATATCATAGAATCGGAGGCCAATAAGCAGTGGAGCACACTGTCCCCGGATACGCAGGAGCATATCAAGTCGTACACAGGTAGCGCCTACAAGTCTATCAACAGTGGTTTGCGCAATCCGCCGCCAACAGGCTACGCAAAGACCCAAGCCGACAACATGGACCGGGCATTCAAGCAGGTCAGCACGCCGCACGACTACACCGTATTCCGTGGCTCATCTACGAACAGTGTGGGCCGCATTCCGCCAGTCGGCGGCGTGTATGAGGACAGTGGTTTCTCCTCCACGTCTTTCAATAGAGGCACAGCTGGCAAATTCAAGAACACGGCCAAAAAGAATAAATACGTCGTCGAGATAGACGTACCCAAAGGTTCCAAAGGTATCTACGTCGGGTCTAAGTCCAAGCACAAACCTGAAAAGGAATTACTCTTGGATCGCGGAGCGAAGGTTCGTATTGTTAGCAAGAAGCTTGTAAATGGCGTATGGCAGTTGAAGGGCGTTCTCGAAGGATCGCACCACAGTTAGGATGGGAATGGCGCGTAAGAAGAAACCAAAGGTAGACCGTAGTGACTATTTCGTTGGAGACGCAGACTCTCCAGGGGTTGTCATTCACCCACCGCCACCAGGGTGGGACGACGACGAGCCTGAGTCTCAGGTTGGCAGCGACAAGCTGGACGCCTTTAGAAAGTCGAAGGAGGAGTAGTGGGCTCGCTTCTCGCGGAGCTGCGCGCTTTGCGCCAAGACCATCGCTTCGACAACATGCACCCTTCGGAGCAGCGTGCATTAGAGAACACGATGCGGGAGGCACACGACCATGAGGCTGCTCTACGCACTGACGGTTTTGGCGGGCTACCTGCTAGTCTTGCTCTCGGAATCTATCGACGCGATGGCTTCCGATGTAAGAAATGCGGGACGGCTTCTGATCTGGGCCTTCATCACAAAGGTGGCGAGAAGGCATCGCGCCACTCATGGCGGCGCAAAGCCAACACGACGAACAACCTGGTAGTGCTTTGCCACAGCTGCCACAACACCGTCCACACTGAAGACAACGCCGCAATGAAGGAGGAAGAATGATCCGCGAAGTAGACATCCAACCACCAGAGATGCAGATCTCTGAAAACACCGTGGAGATTTTGGAGGAGTACCTTGCGATGGCGCGTAGAGGTGAGATCTCTGAGGTGATGGTTGTTGGTCACGACCGCAGCAAGGTTTGGGTTCGCGCCTCTCGTTCGACTAGCATTCTCAATCAGCTTGGCGCGCTGGAAATGGCTAAGCAGTTCGTCCTGGAAAACACCGGGGAATAGTTGGCAACCTTTCGCCAAATCACCAAAGAGAACACGAAGCGGCTCAACCGCCTCATAGACCGTGGCGGCGTGTCTCGTCTCAAGAAGCTCTATGACCAAGCCCAAGCTGAGTTTGAGAGCAAGCTGTCCAAGCGTTTTGGGGCCAACGCCAAAACATTTACCACTGCTCAGATGCGTATGTTTCAAGCAATGGTTCGCCAAGGGCAGATGACCATCGCCAAGAACATGGGTGACGTGTTGGCAGCTGCTACTGAGGAGACAAAGGCTGATGCCCTTCGAGGGGCTATCAAGGATTTCAAGCAGCTGGAAAAGAAGTTCACTGGCATTGCTACGCCGCTCCCTGTCGAAGAGGCATCGCGGTTCGCTGGCGTCTTGGGCAAGAACACCTCGCTCATCAAGCGCCACAGCACCCAGCTAATGGGCAAGGCTGGGGTCAAGACCATACGCCAGATAGAGCAGGAGCTTGCACTTTCCATGATGACTGGAGAGACTATTGGTGCAGCTATAGACCGAATTCAGAAGGTAACAGGCAAGGCATGGTATCAGGCAGAGCGCATTGTCCGCACGGAGCAAGCTTGGGCGTTCAACGCGACCCACGCTGCGGCTATTGCCGACGCTGCGGACGAGTTACCGGACATCATGATGCGCTGGACGGAGTTGGTCGACGATGTTACAGGGCGCCCACTTGATGACCGCGTTGCCCAAGACTCCATCGCAATGCACGGGCAGGTGGCAAAGCCGGGCGGCTCGTTCACCATGCCCAACAAGGCGCAAGTTCCAGTCGCCCTTTGGGGCAAATCTTGGGAGCATCCTCCCAACAGACCCAATGACCGTGCGACACTGCAACCTTGGCGACCGCACTGGGGGATACCAGGTTGGGTCCTTCGGAACGGTCGTCGCGTATCTCTTGCCCACAATAAGCGGAAGCGCTAGGCTCCGCTCAACTCACTAGGAGAATCATCATGGCTATGGACCCGAACAAACTCGCCGCTCTTGTAGAGGAGCAATCTGTTAACCCACTCGGCGATCTCCCAATGCCTGATGAGGAAGGTGAAGGCGAAGAGGGCGAAGGTGAAGGAGATCTTTCCGAACGAGGCGAGGAGTTGCTGACCTCGATGGGTGACTTCGGCATCGAGTTGAAGGAGTCTGCCGACATCATGCTCGACATGGCCGAAGAGATGGGCGAGGACGCCACGTCCGAGGAGCCATCCCCTGAGACTGACGAGCTGGCCTACGACATGGCCGAGCGCCTCCCCCCTTACATGCAAGAAGGCTGTGCGGAGAACCTCGCCGACAAGCCTCCAGAAGATCTGAAAGCCATCGGTGCTGCGCTTGAAGCCAGCCTGGAAACGGAAGAAGGCCCCGAAGGGACCTACACCGAAGAGACCGCAGCCCAAATCGGCGGCATGCTTGGTCTTGTTGCCAAAGCCTGCGCGGAGGAAGGTGGCGACGAAGAGGAAGAGGACGACGAAGAGGAAGAGGAACCCGAAGACAATCCGGGTGAGGAAGCCGAAGAGGGAAACCCTGGCTACTAGGTGATTCCTTGACGGAGGGGGCAGCTACCGCCTACTCTTAATTCGATGGCACAGTCCAAGTACAATACGCTGCCGCTGCCTGGCAACTCCAGCGCCACTCAAGACTTCAACAAGGAGCAGGAGTGGATCGCGCCGGATGATTCCAACAACGGCAATCTTGACTTCGAGGGCTTGGTCGAACCGAAGCCACTCACTGGCGCGGGGCCGTTTGGTCCTTTGAAAGGAGGCCGATAATGGCCGGCAATCTGCGAAGCCCGAGAAAACGGGCTCTTGAAATTGGAACTGCCTCGGGTGGGTTCCCGACAGATATTCCCTACGACCCTTCTCAGGGCGTCCCCCAATCCGAGACTGGTGGCACCTACAAGTGCCCAGTCGGGGATGTCTCTCCCAAAGCCGGTGGCGCCCCAGCTCCATCTCCATACGGAAACCTTCGCTAACCACTTTCCTACTTCCGAAGTAGCAACCAGAGGACACAATTATGCCTGAAGACGCAAGCCAAGTTGGCCAAGACAAAACCTACAACGACGCCACCGAAGCGTATGATGCCGCCCACGGCAAGTACAAAGACAACGCCGAGGGCTTGACCCCCGATCAAGCGTTGCCGAGCGGTGGGCCGCTTCCAGCTCAGCCCAATCCGTTCAAGCTCGGGCCACTAGGCTAACCCTCCAACCACCGAACTACACTTATCGCCGCCTTGTTCTAAACAGCAAGGCGGCTTCTACCTATGTCCGACAAGTATCGTTTACAAGCCACTGCCCGCGTGGACCCTTCTTTGGTGCTCCCTGCTGGCTCTGGCTGTCCGTCGTTCAGCTTCCCCTTCGAGGAAGAGGTGACGCTTGCCGTCAAGAATTACGACGAGCCAACTTTGCTTGTGGACACGCCAGTCCCAGTCGACTTTGGTGCAGTGACCAACGCAGCGGTTGTGATGATCTCGGTCTCTAACGGCCTGAAGGTCATCGCGCAGATTACCAGCGCTGATGGTGTTGACCAGGCAATTCCTGTGGATGATACCTTCATCCTGCTCTGCCGTTCTGTTCCCGTTACCGCAATCAATTTGACCCGGATGCCGGCAACGGCTACTAAGGTCAAGATATTTCTCGGAGAGAAGACAATCTAACCTACCAGGAGAATTCTATGACCACCACAGCTGACAAAACTCTCGCAGGTGTCGTCAACGACGCCAACCCAAACAACATCGCCGACGCCCTTGCGAAGGTCAAACTGGGCACACTGCTCACACCACAGACGCGCGCCATCGTTCAGGCGTCTAGCGTCGATGTCATCCTCGACCCCCCAGCGCTTGGCCCTGCCAGTGTCACTGCTCGGGTCACTGCTGGCACCGCGCTCGCTGGTGTCTATCGTGTCACCGACACCGATGGCACTGAGGTCGACTCTGCGACTCTAGGTGTCGCCACGCTGTCTGCCGACGGCGGAACACTCACCTTCGCCGCAGCGGTCACGGAGCTAGTCGTCGACTACATTCCTCGTTCGGCGGTCGACATGACTTCCGACTTCAATGTTACAGGTCTCGGCTAGGCATTCTTCTAGCTGAGATTCTTCACTACTGGAGGAGTCGCCACTCGGACATAGCTTGACGGTTTGCCCCGTCACTCACTACGCGACGACGGCGGTTAACAGTCGGTCAATACCGAGAGGGCACCCAAAGCACAAGAGGACGCGATGCCGCCAGAACTTTCACCTGAAGCAATAACAACCCCAACGCAACCAGACCCGTCCGACTCACTTGTCACAGCCACACCTGAAGTAGTTGCTACGCCACCACAGGAAATTACCGAACCTCCTAAAGGCGATGTACCTACAGACGAAGGCAAGGTTTACCAAGTGCCAGAAGCGGAGTTCAGAAGGCTCAAAGAAAAGGCTCAGGAAAAGGGACGCAAAGCAGCACTAGCCGAGCTTGCCACACAGGCAAAGGAAGCTGGATACGAGTCGGTCCAAGACGCATTCGCGGAGATGGCCTCACTCAAAGCCCGCCTCGAAGAACTATCCCGAGAACCCAAACCAAGAGCAGAGGACACCCGAACCATGGCACAATCGAAGAAACCCCAAGGCAAGAAGCCAGGACAACATCAACCGCGACGAGAGAACACACGAGGCAAAGGAGCACGGATGGAAGACAAAAGCGCGAAGGAGATCTCGCGGCTTGAACGGGACCGGAGCAAAGCTCGTGAGCAGTGGCGCAAGGAAGAGAAGCGTCGCAAAACTGCTGAACGTCGTTTGGCTGCTAAGGAAGCTGAGATCGAGCTTCGGCAGATTGCCATGGAGCAGGGAGTCAAGGATGTCGACTACGCCATCCGCCTGATGACCCGTGAGCTTCAAGGCAAGTCGAAGGAAGACCTCAGCTCGTTCGATGAGAAAGGCTTTTTCTCAGGGCTGAAGGCTGATCGTCCTTATCTCTTCGGAGAAATCACCATCCCGGCAACTACGGGAACAGGCGCGGGCGACGAGGAAACCCCGCCAGTACCGAAGCCCGGTGAAGTCATCACCAATCAAGCGGACACAACTCAGTTCGATGCCAGGACTGCCAGCAAGGAGGACGTCAATAAGCGCA